GGGGGGGGGGGAGAATGCAGGAAAGATTTACGGGTTCCCGCTCGGCGGCAAATGCTTCATAAACCGGGATTGCAAAGTCGCGCCCATACGAAAATACCTCGCCGAAATTGCTGGCGGTCCCCTGCGTGCCAAAACGAATATCGTGCAGTACATCGGTATCGCCGCAGACGAACCGCGTCGACTTGCAAAACTCACAGAGAACAAAATATCGCTCTTGGCGAAATATGGCTACACCGAGCAGATGGCGAAACAACTTTGCGCCGCTCACGGGCTACTGTCGCCGATCTACACGACCGGGACGCGCGGCGGATGCTGGTTCTGCCCGAACTGCAAAATACAGCATTTCGTCAACCTGCGACGCAATCATCCCGAACTATGGGCAGAATTGGTCGAGTTGAGCCATACGCCGAACTTGTGCAGCTACGGATTCAAATACGGCCTTACCGTGCAGGAGGTCGAAAAACGGATGAATGCAGAAGAACAACAGCTAAAACTTTTTTAATCACAACTTTCCATGAAAGACATTCATCACACCTGCCGATGCACCGGGCAACAGTTTACGTTCAAAGAGTGGTGCGCGTGGATTAAAAGCCACGAAAAAGCCCGACAGGATAGCAGTGAATTCGTGGTGTTATCGCATAATGGTTTCGATTTCAACATTCACGACGTATGCCTAACGCCTAACAGACCTGTCCGGTTATTCAACACCCATTGTGTCGTGGAGGTTAAAACGGCGCAGTCGCCAACCGGACGCTGGGATTATGGGCTGGATGTCAACTTGCACAATTCGGGCCATTACGTCGGGGTCGGATTCGTCGATGATGTGCAAAAGGGATACCCAACGGAGGCCGCCGCAATTCTTGCCGCCCTGCTCGATGCCCGCAAATCAGCCGAACGTGAATTGGCAAACTGTTCCGGTCGCTCCCGGTCAAATCTCGACAATGAGGACGACGAAGACGGGTTCATCAAAGACAGCACGTTGGCCCCGTATATTCGGAATATCATCAAGCAAATCGACGATCAGCGCCGTGCAACGGCGTTCAAACAACTAACCCTATTTTGATTATGACACGACACGTTGAATCGCACATGCAACGAATGTGCGTTGGTTGGTTCCGGCTCCAATACCCCGCCGTCGGCAAACTCCTGTTCGCCGTTCCGAACGGCGGCGCACGGAGCCGCACGGAAGCCGCGATAATGAAAGCAGAGGGCGTAACCGCAGGCGTTACCGACCTTATCCTGCTGCTCGGACGCGGAGGCTTCAACGCCCTATGTATCGAAATGAAGACTACCGACCGACGTTCCGCCCTATCGGACGCACAAATCGAATGGCGCTCGCTCACAATCACGAACGGAAACAGACACGTCGTCTGCCGGACGTTAGAGGAATTTCAGTCGGAAATACGCTGGTACATGGCGCGTCCGGCAAATAACGAACCACGGGACGAAATCACCTGTGCACGCCCGATAGTTCCGCCATCCATCGAAGAGATCGAGCGAGCATTTGGGAAAATCAGACGACACAAAATCAATCATCAATCTATTAAAACAGCAAAGCAATGAGAGAAATTAAATTCCGAGGCAAACGCCTCGACAATGGGGAGTGGGTAGTCGGCAGCTATATAGAAGCCGAAAACAGAGATCGAAGCATAGCGCATCAAATTATACCCTACAAAGCTGGTTTAGTTGTCCGAGAAGTAGATCCAGCCACCGTCGGTCAGTACACGGGGCTGAAAGACAAGAACGGCAAGGAGATTTACGAGGGCGACATTATAAATTGGCTCATGCACCGGATGGATCGCACAGGATATATCGAGGAAGGGCGCGTTGAGTTCCGAACGAATGAGCAGGCAACTGTTGTAATCAATAAGTTTGCAACCAAAGACGGACGCGAGAGTGTGCGCAATATCCTGAATTGCCTTAATGATCTGAAAGTCATTGGCAATATCCACGATAACCCCGAATTGATGAAAGGAGGTGACCAATGACAACACACAACCCGAAATTCAGAGGAACGCCCGGCCCGTGGCGGGTCGACGGGCACGAACACAAAAACGGCGTCGTAGAATATACCATCGTTTCGATTTCCGGCGACGCTGTCGGCTGCGCTCCCGTCGCAGAGGTACTGCGCAATAACCCGCGCCCGATACCGGAACATCGCGTCGAGGCAAACGCCCGGTTGCTCGCCGCTGCACCCGACTTATTGGCCGCACTCGAATCCCTCGTCGAAACATTCGACCCGGATAGGCAGGTTATCTATTCATTCGCTCGCGGGAAGATCGAAGCGGCAAAACACGCCATCGAATACATCTATCAATCAAATCGTCAATAACAATGAAAACAGTCGAAGACCTTAACAGACTTATCCGCGACGAAATCGCGGCCATCGAAGCACTCCGAAGCGAAGACGAAAAAATATGGTCGGTTCGGGGGGGGGTAACAGAGGCCGATGCAAAACGCAGCAAGAAGATCCGCCGCATGATCGGCGACCATAACAACGAGATCGCCCACCTGCGCCGCCTTATCCGCTTTGTCGAGGCAACCCCGGAAGAGGGTATACGAATGATGCTCGACCAGCTGCGCGGACAGGTAGATCGAATCACCGCATCTGCCGACCGCTACAAATTGAAAGAGCAGAAAAAAGAGTATCTGACACGTGCAGGCGCGCAGCTCAAACACGCACAAATCGCCGAACTTGAATTCTTATTACAATGAATAACAAAGCTATTGCCCCGGAAACTACCGTACAGGAACGGTGTGCCATCTGCGGCCGCCCGAGGATTTACAAATACGACGGTTATTGTCGTCCCATCTGCGAACGATGCGCCAACGGAGGTGGCAGGACATACGTTCGAAGCGGAGAGAAGATTGGCCGCAACGAACCGTGCCCATGCGGTAGTGGTTTGAAATACAAGAAATGTTGCGGCAAATGAATGCCGCCCTTAATAACTCAAAACCAAAATAAAGATGGACAAAAAACAAACGACCGCGACTTGCCCCAAATGTGGGGAAGAAATTGTGCAGTGCGAAAACTGCGAGAATATGGGCTGCCCCGATTGCGACGGGTTTGTAGTTACCCGCGGCGACGTGATTCTGTGCCCGGAATGTGCCGCCGCTTGCAAGGAGGACTGCGACAAGATGCGCGCTGTCGGTTGCGGTAGTTGCGCCCTTTTCGCTGACGAAGACGACGAGGGGCAGGGTTGGTGCGAACTGCATCAGGAATCCGCGTGCTTCATTGATAAATGCAGCGACCGAATTTCGAAAGTCTGATCGCTGATAAAATCTTACCCGAAAGCGTGTATTATTTACACGCTTTTTACATATCTTTGTGCTGGTAACCAATACAGAGTAAACGCAACCGGGCCTATGAAAATTCCGCAAACTATCGAAATGCAGGTTGGCGCGCTCAATGCCAGCGAGCACAACCCGCGACAAATCACCGAAGACGATTTCGCCGAACTGGTCAAATCCCTGCTACTGCTGCCGAAAGGCTTGTATTACCGCCCCGTCGTCGTGGACGACCGGAATATCGCCCTTGCCGGAAATATGCGCCTGCGGGCGCTGAAATACATTCACGAACTCGGATTCGACGACCTCGCAGAAATCTTGCGGGCGTCGTATCGGTTCCGGCATTTCGACGAGGCGAAACAATCCGCGCTGCTGAACTACTGGCGCGAATGGCAGATGCACCCGACCGTGCCGACGCTTTACGCCTCGGAACTCGACGAAGACGAGCAACAGCAGTTCATCATCAAAGACAACCTATCGTTCGGCACGTTCGATATTGACATGTTGGCGAACGAGTACGACATCGCGGCGATCATCGACGATGGTTTCGACATCGACCTGCTCCCAAAATCGGCCATCGAGGCGTTGGCCGCGGCAAATGGTATCGACCCTAACGATATAACAGGGCGACGCTGTGGCGGCGACGGGGAAGCCGACGAGCACTACACGCACAAAATCACGTCGCCCGTCTACGAGCCGAAGAACGAAAAACCGGACTTATCGACGCTGACCGACAGCGGCCGAACCGACGAACTGCTGGCAAAGATCGAGGCGTCGAACGTATCGCCCGACGAAAAAGAGTTCCTGCGGCAGGCTGCCGCACGGCATACGGTGTTCGACTACGCCAAGATTGCCGACTACTACGCACACGCCTCGAAAGAAATGCAGGAGCTTATGGAAGATTCGGCGCTGGTCATTATCGACTTCGGCAAAGCCATCGAAAAGGGCTACATCCGTTTGTCGGACGAAATACGAAACGAATACACACGGGAGTATGGCAATGAGGCATAACGGGTTCGTCGCGTTCATTCTGACGCACGGCCGCCCCGACCGGGTGCTGACCTATGAGAAGCTGCGCAAACACGGATATACGGGGAAAATATACATCGTCTGCGACGACGAGGATAAGACGCTGCCGGAGTATCGCAAACGCTTCGGCGACGTGCTCGTCTTTTCCAAATCGGAGATCGCAAAGACATTCGACGAGGGCGACAATTTCGGCGACCGCCGGGCAATCATCTACGCCCGCAACGCCTGTTTCGAGCTGGCCCGACAGATCGGGGCGACGCATTTCATCGAGCTGGACGACGACTACACATATTTCAAATTCCGGTTCGACGACCAGCTACGCTGGCACGGCGCAGACGTCCAAGACCTCGACGCGGTATTCGACATGCTGCTCGACTATTTCAATTCCGCCCCGATGCTGACCCTTGCGATCGGACAAGGCGGCGATTATATCGGCGGCGAAAAGGCGACGAGATTCAACGACGGAATACAGCCGATGCGCAAAGCCATGAATTCGTTTATCTGCTCCGTCGACCGACCGTTTCAATTCGTCGGCCGTATCAACGAAGACGTCAATACCTACGTCCTGCTGGGGTCGCGGGGGGGGGTATTTCTGTCCATCCTACAAATCGGCCTCGACCAACTCGAAACGCAGAGCAACAGCGGCGGCATGACGGAATTGTACTTGGATGCAGGCACGTATGTAAAGAGCTTCTATACGGTTATGTATTGTCCGTCATGCGTGGTTGTTTCGGCAATGGGAACCGCCCATCGGCGGCTGCATCATCACATCAAATGGCGATACGCCGTGCCGAAGATACTGCGCGAATCGGTTAAAAAGTAACGATCAATGGCATCACACCCAAGCAATAACAAATCGGCGAAAGACCGCCGGAATGCCCGTCTGCCGCTCGTGTCACATCTGCGCCTCGAACGGCGGATGCCGTTTCGTCAGATCGCCGCAGAGGTCGAACGGCAGTTGGGATATTCGGTAACGCCGAAGACGATCAAGACCGATTGGGATTTGCTCGTCAGCGAATGGCGGGCCGAAGCCGCGAGCAACACACAGCAGGCGTGCGACGAGGCGCTGATGGAGTGCGACCGCGCCATCGCGGAACTGTGGCGGCTGTACGAAGCCAGCAAGCAGAAACGAGTTGTCAAGCGGGCAAAGGTTCGCACGGCACTCGTCGATATAAACACGTTCGGAAATCCTGTCGTCAGCAAGCCTCTCGACGCCCCCGTTCCGCTCGAATCGGAAACGTCGAGCGTAACGGAGGAACCCGTCGGCGACGTGCGAATCCTCGCCGAAATCCGCAAATGGGAGGAACGCCGCGACAAACTGCTCGGCCTCGACAAGGTACAGGTCGACATCACATCGGGCGGAAAGGAATTCAAGGGGTTTTCGTCGGTGCTGCCCGTCGTGCCGGACATCGACGAAATCGTCCGCCGTATCGACGAGGAGCGCGAACGGAAACTATCGGAAGAAGACGAATAACACATGCTTACCGACGGACTACAACAGCGCGAGGAACAGCAACGCGTCAACTACAAACAGTTGCTTGCCTACCGCCACTTGGCCGACCCGCGAATCCGATACGTCGTCTATGGCGGCGCAGCAGGCGGCGGCAAATCGTGGCTGGGGTGCGACTGGCTTATGCGTTGCTGCTGGGCATTCCCGAAAACGCGCTGGTTCGTCGGCCGAAACAACATCAAGGACAGCCGCGAATCCGTGCTGGTCACGTTCGGCAAGGTCGCCGATTCCTACGGATTCACAGACTACCGGATAACGGACGACGGCATCAAGTTTACGAACGGGTCGGAAATCGTACTGCTCGACTTGACGTTCTATCCGCAGAAAGACCCGATGTTCGAGCGGCTGGGGTCGAAAGAGTTTACAGGCGGTTGGATAGAGGAGGCCGGAGAGGTTCATTATATGGCCTACGAGGTGCTGAAATCCCGAATCGGGCGGCATCTCAACGAGGAATACGGACTGGAAGCAAAGATGCTCATAACCTGCAATCCGAAAAAGAATTGGCTGTATAAGCATTTCTACAAACCGCATATCGACGGAACGTTACCGAAAGACTGCGCATTCGTTCAGGCGTTGGTCTACGACAACCCGTTTATCACGCCCGATTACATCCGAACGCTCGAATCAATCGGCGTCAAGTCGATTCGGCTACGTCTACTGCTCGGCAAATGGGAATACGAGAGCAACGCAAACCAACTCGCCGACTACGACGCCATCCTCGACTGCTTCACGAACGAGCGGCAGACGGGCGACGGCGTGCGGCGTATCAGTGCCGACCTTGCCATGAAAGGCCGTGACCGCTTCGTCGCGTTCAACTGGACGGGAATGGCCGCTAAACTCGCTATCGACAAACCGTACAGCACGGGCAAGGAGATCGAAACCGACCTGCGCAACGAATCGAGGCGGCACGGCGTCCGGCGCTCCAACATCATCGCCGATTCTGACGGACTGGGGCAGTACCTCGATTCGTATTTGGAGGGCATCAAGACGTTCCACGGAGGAGCGCCCGCGCCGGATAACACGTATTTCAACCTCAAATCGCAATGCGCGTTCAAACTGGCGGAGGTTATCAATGCGGGGCTGCTCTGCATCGACTGCCCGGAAGAACTGCAATCGACCATTGCCGAAGAGCTGGAAGCCTGCCTTGTCGCCCGCGACGTCGACGCCGACACGAGCAAGAAACGGATCATCGACAAACGAGAGATGAAAGCCGTACTCGGTCGGTCGCCCGACTATTTCGACCCGCTGATGATGCGCATGTACTACGAAATCGTCCCGCAGCCGAAAGGTATGCGCGTCCACGTCGGGCGGCTTTCGTGAAAAGCTATTTTCGGGCTGTTTCTGCTGGTAAAATTTGAAAGACGAATAAACTACCGCCCCGGCGGCAAAAGTGGATTAAACAGGAAAACTGATGAAAATAACAATCAAGAAACGGACGACCCGGCAGGTGCTCGCTATCGAACGAGTGCTGACGCCCGAATCGCGTGCAGCATTGCAAACCCTGCCGAAGCCAAACAAAGTATGCGGCGTGCGCACGCCTCTAAACCTCAACGATCTAACTATCGGCGACCTGTTCAGCTTGCAGGCAGACGGGGTGCACGCTCTTATAGAGCGAATCGCGTCCGTCATTCTGAAAGTACATCCCCGGCGCTGCTACAACGAACGGGCAGACAAAATGCTCGGTTTCGTCTTTTGGGTCGGGCGAGAATTGGAGCGCATCGCAGCGTTGTTCGCAAGCACAAGCAACCAGCCGACGCCCGAAGAGATCAAAGCCGGAATAAACGACCTTGATTTCGGGCCGTTCGGCATCATCGACTGGTACGCCCACCGACAGGGCTACCAAGACCAAGACGACGCCGCAAAGGTGGCATGGGTGCGCGTCTGCGAGTGTATGCGAATCGACAACGAGCGGATCGCCTTTGAACGGCGCCTGCGCGAAATAATGGCCAACAAAAACAAATAGACTTATGGAAAAACCGACAGTCGAAAACAAAGTCAAGGAGATCGCCGAGGCGATGGGCCTTACCTATCTGTGCGAATCGTGGTTCCGCGCCAATCAAGCGTTCGACCGATTCCGGCGTCAAGGAGAGAGCCGCGAGGTTACACACCCCGACGGCCTCACGCTGCCCGCCTGCCTCTACGTGCAACCCGTGGCGGGTTTTCTGAATTTCACGTCGCAGGGCTTCGTGCGCGACGCTCCATCCTGCCTTATCTCCTTTGCCGACGCTATGCCGCTCGACTACAAAGGAGCCGAGGCGCAGGAGATCGCCGAGCGGCTGAAAGGTCTTGCCGTGCGATTCATCGTTGCCGTAAACGAAAGCGGCTTTTTCGTTCCGGTCGCCGGGCAGATCAATTACCGCGTCGCGTTCGACAAGATGGACGCAAACCTATGTATCGTAACGCTGTCGCTGACACTCCAAGAACAGGCGGGCGTCTGCTTCGATTACGGCTTGTAGCTATGGACGTACAAAGAATAGAACTCGAAGCCGACCGAATCGTCGCCGAAGAACTCGACCGGGCACGGCAGAAGATCATCGAGAACCACGTCGCCGCGGGACAACAGACGACGGGCGCAACCGCCGACAGCATCACGATAGCTGTAACGACCAACGGCGGCGTAACCACGGGAACGATGGACGCCCGCCCATATTTTGCAGCACTTGAAACCGGTACGCAGCCGTGGCTGTCACAGCATTTTCGCCGACGCCGCGACGGGTCGGTCTATCCGTCCGCCCCGAAATGGTTTATCGACATCATCGCGGACTGGGCCGCAGCAAAGGGTGTAGATATTTCAGCGTGGGGAGCAGCGACCAAAATAATGACGGAGGGGTCGGCCCTATTCCGTAACGGCGGCCGCGAAGACATCTTCACGCCCGAAATAGCGGCCCTATCCGACCGCATCGCCGATAGGCTGGCGGGGCTTTTCGATGCGCAGATCGTCGAATCAATTTTAAGACAATAGACCATGAGCAGAACATTTACACACAGCAGCACGGGAACAGTAGTCGAATATCCCAATGCAACGCATTTCGCATTCGTCCCGGCGATTTTCAAAATCACGAAAATTCCCACAACGTATGACAAATTAGAAATGGTCTTAACCGACCGCCAAGCGCAGCAATCGTACAGCGAAGAGCGCGAGCCGCTCAATGGGGCCGCATATTTCGATATACGGCGGTATCTGCAACTGTTGTTCAATAACGTTGCGCAGGGAGTGATTGATTACAGCAAGGGGTTCGTCGATTCCCCGCTGAAAAAAACTATCTATGCTACGATATATTGGTATAGCAACGGTAGTCAATTCTATCTCGGCACGTTTGGAATAGATGCTATATGGGGTACAATATCCGCCCGCGAATCATCCGGCGGCATCATGCGTCGCAAATGGTTCGTCCGCTATCCGTTTACGGTTGATGTCTTCGCCAAGAACGGAACATCGTTCGACGTGCTGATCGACGGTAAACAGTCCGACATCATGTTTTACAACCACAACGAGGACGCGGAAGGTGCGACCCCATACCACCGCTACCTGCTGAATCCGGCAAGAGTGATCGACCCCTCGACCGTCACCCGTTCGGTGCATATCGCCGTACCGCATAGCCTCGTGCTGAAAAATGACGAGGAGACTGTCGGCATGGTTGGTTATACACTTGACATAGACCGGAGCGCAACCGGTGTCTATCTGCGCTGGATAGACCAACAGGGGCGCTATTGTTACTACCTGTTCAAGGAGATCGGCAGCGCGTCGACCGTTTCGACATCCTCGACATGGAAGCGCAACGATATGAATGTCCCGACCGCTTACATCGACGGCGTGAATATCGAAACGTCAGTCCGACAAAGCCTATCCCGGAAAAAGACCCGTTCGCTGGGGGCAAAGCTGGTCGATTCCGAAACGTATGATTTCCTGCTCACACTCGCGCAGTCGGTCGTCGTGGATGTTTTTGACGGGTACGACGCCACCGATGCGCCGCTGTGGCATCGCGTCAATATCGTTGCTGGCAGCTACGAGAAAACGACGAAGCATTACCAAGATTTTATTTTCTCAATCGAGGAACCCGCGCAGAGCGCACAAATGCTGTAACCATGACGGAGGAATTATATATCAACGGCGAGGCCGTCGACCTTAAACCGGATGCGACGACGACCCTCAACTACAAGTCTAACCTGCTCGGCGACATATCGAAAATTACGTCGTCGAATTCGCAGACGATTCAATGCCCGAAAACAACGCGCAACCGAAAGATATTCGACAATCCGGGGGCGCCCGCCTATGTGTCCGATAAGCGATATAACCGATATTCGGCGCGCCTCGTTCGGAATGGAATCGAGATCGTCCGTGTCGGATATGCCGTGCTGCTATCTTCATCTGAAACCTACGAAATCGCGCTTTATTGGGGCGTGATGGCAAACTTTCAAGCGTGGGTCGACAAAGCGGCCAAGTTGAATGAGTTGACCGGAACTGAGGCGCTGACGTGGAATGCAAATACCACGGCGACGACCCTGTCGCAAATGAAATCCATCGGATATGGATTTGCGAAATACGACTGCGGCGTATCGGATACCAGCCTTGCCAATTTCCACCCCAGCGCTACTGCATGGTGGATTCTCGACAAGATAACCAAGCAGGCCGGATTCACGTTCGAAATGCCGAGCAAATACGCCAGCGCATTGCGAGCAATAGCGATTCCGTGCTTGAGCCGAAACGCATCAGACGCAAGCAATGAGGCGGAGGCCACAGTATCTATATATCCATTCCTAACATACAGCAACGGCTTTTGGGGGTATTCTATCGCAGGCAATAACGGGACGGACAGACACGGCGTTTTCGACCCGGACGATAGCACCAAAATCCGCAAGGTCGACAACGCGACAAAGGTGATTATATCCATTGTAAACCAATCGGGGGCACAGTTGGGAATGGTTCTCTATTCCAACAGCGCCAGCGAATTTCCCAGCCGTGTATATATCCGAGCGACACGATACAGTGACCGCGACGAAACAACGACGCAAATAGCCGTCAGCATCGGGTCGTCGTCGGTATCGTCGTCGACGGGGATGTATGCGTATAAGAAAACGTATTATTTCGCCGATATTGAAGAGGAAATCACGTGGGGAGAATATGACTACCTGCGCTTGTTCCCACATAACGGAACGTCGGTAATTTCCGGTTCGAGATTGGGAAATACCAAACTTACGATTACGGAAGACTTCGAAACCATCATCTATCCGAGTTTGTTTCCGATCCCTCAAAACCTGCCCGAAATCTCGCAAATCGACTTCATCAAGGCGATCTGCGGAATGCTCGGCATCTTTGCCGTGCCCGACCCCGCAAACGTCAATAATCTGAAATTCGTATCGCTCGACACCTTACAGGAGAACAAAGCGCAGGCGTGCGATTGGTCGGATAAATTCGTCCGAAGCAATGACGACGAGCCGAAAACCACAGAATACAAAATCAACGACTACTGCCGCAACAACTATTTCAAGTACAAAGAAGACGGCACTGTTTCCACGAACGCCGACGGCAATCTGAAAATCGACAGCGAGGTTTTGGATGCCGAAAAGACCGTTATAACATTGCCTTTCGCTCCATCGGACGGCTCGAAGATACGGCACTACGAACTGAACGACGACGGAACGGCTGTCGATACCGTACAAGTCAAAGACCGGATTATGCGCCTTATCAGCGACGGTTCCGGGCTGGCCATGCTTACATTCGACGACCTCGATTTCACGACCTTGCTATCGAAATACTATTCCACCCTATCGCGCCTGCTCAACAGCGCAATAACCATTACGGAACAGATCATGTTGGACGAATACGATTTGAAATCGCTGGACTATTCGGTTCCGTTCTACCTGCGCCAATACGGGAAATTCTATGGCATCGTCAGCATCCAGTCGACGGCAAACAAAGCCTGTGAGGTCAAGGCCGCGCAGTTGCCGGAAACGGTTATCCAAGAACCGGAACGCCCGTCGCAGACGGTATCTATCGGCTGGCAATGGGAAGACTCCGCCATTTACATAACAGCCAGCGCTGCGCCTGCGTCAGACCTCGATGTCGTGATAACCCCCTACACGTACGACGGTGTTGCCCTCGTACAGCAAACGATCATCTTTCCTGCCGGGCAAATGAAAGTGATCGGCCCGACAATTACGCGAATAGTCGGCGGAATCGAAATAAACTCCATCACCCCGGAATATGACGACACGTATAGCTACATCATTGCAGAACAAACCACGGAAAACGCATAACAAATGGCAGAAAACACAACAACCCGCGTCGTCGAGGTGCAAGTCGACAACGCGGAAGCTATCAAGCTGATAGCCGACTACAACGCCAAGATCGAGGAATCGACGGCAAAGGAAAAAGCCCTGCGCGAGGCGATCAAGAAAAAGGGAGAAGCCACCGCCGCCGACCGCGAGGAACTGGCGAAGCTGCGCGCCGAACAGACAGCCTACAAGCGCGAGTTGCGCGAGGTTGAAAAGGAGGTGCAGAACAACATCAAGGCAGCCCGCGAAGAAGAGGGGTCGAACCGAAAACTGCGCGCCGAACTGTCGAATCTCACAAAACAGTACGATTCGATGAGTGCAGCCATGCAGAAAAGCGCAGAGGGCGAAGCGCTCAAGAAGCAGATCAACGAAATAACCGATGCGCTGCTCGAATCGGAAGAGGGTACGCAAAGGTTTTACCGGAACGTGGGTAACTATCCCGACATCAAGCCGCTCGAAACGCAATTAGGTGTAATTCGTCAGCAACTCGCGCAGATGAAATACGAGGGCAAAGAAACGACGCAGGAGTATCAAGACCTGCTGGGCGTCGCCGCAAATATGAAAGATGCCCTTGCTGACGTCGAGGCTGGCATCAATGCCGGGGCATCCGACACGGCGCAACTCGACGTGCTCATCAAGGGGACGCAAAATCTTTTGCAGCTATGGGCGCAATGGTCTATACTTTCAAAGCAGTTAGGGGTCGAAAATAAAGACCTCGACAAAGCTATCGGCATTATAACGCAGACGCTCGGCGCACTCGTGGCCATCCAATCCGTGCAGAACATGTTGCAGAAACAGTCTATCGTCATGCAAAAGGCGCAGGCGGTTGCAACATGGGCACAAACGAAAGCGGAAACCGCCCGGACGTCGGCGATG